CACGAGTATAGACCGTGTACGGACATACCTCGCCGGGATGATCCGAACCGTCCACCAGAGTCACCGGCCTTGTGGTGGCGCACGCCGGCGGACCCGGTCTTGTGCTGGTGTTATTCGGAAGTGCCACGCTAGGCCATCCTGTTGCCCGTCACAGGCCCGCTGGGAGGCATTTGGTATATCGCCCCAGGTTCGCGCCACCGGGCGTCCAACGCGCCCCACAGGCGCGTGGCTTCGCGGACCAGTTCTCCCTCCCACAGAGGCACGCGCTCGACAAGCGAGGCGTCGTGGTAGTTGCGCTTGGCAATCATCAAGGCAACGTACCGAGGCAGGATGTAAAGCAGGTCCGAAGATGCAGCCACGTTGGTGCTGGCAACCGTGGTGCCGGTGCCGTCACCAAGACGGCTCGGATATCCGGCTCCGTACACCGCGATGTTTCCGTTCGCGGACGGTTTCTTGTACAGGCCGATCTGTGTCCGGCTCTGGTGAAACCAGTGCGTGGGAGTACCTGCAGCCGTGTTCTCAAAGTTTGGATCGTAACGCCGAAGCGCAGCCGAGGAAGAGTGCGTCAACCCGGTGTTGTCCCACAGGACCATCTCCGGATACCACATCTCACGGAGTCCAGGAGTGTCCACAGTGAGTTCAAACGTGGAGACGTAGTTGGTGTTCGCGGACAGGTTGGTCTTCGATGCCAGACAAGGGATGTACAGGCAGGTCCGGCACATCCATTCCAGACCCTCGTTCATCAACTTGTAGTTGTAGGCCGTGGTGGTGATGGATTCGGTCCCGGTGTTGTTGCCTACCGCCGAGACCTTGGTGTCCGTAGCCTCGGCAAGGAGCCACAACGCACGGGACTCGATCTCGGTGGCGGTTGTGGCGTCACCGGCGACATCGGGAGTCGCCGGCCCGAGAAACGGAGGATAGATCTCAAGAGGCATTACACTTCCTCCACAGTCAAACGGTCGTTTCCATCAGTTGATTGGGTGATCCGCAAGGTTGTGGTCTCGCCAACCATGTCGAACTCAAGGACACCTGGGGTAGCGGTCTCTCCTCCGACTCCGACAATCGCGGAGATCATACGCTTCAGACCGGTAGTTTGATCAGTATTGAGAGGCCAGGATCCACCACCGCCACCACCAGTTGAAGCATCGCTAAGAGCCTTACCAGTAGTACCTGCGGTAAGGTGTCCGGAAAGAACTTCATCCCAGACGCCATCAGCAATTTCATTGACCGCATCCGTAGCCAGAGCGTTTGCGTTGATTGCTCCGGCTGTGAAATCAGCAGATGTTATGACACCAGGTTGCAATTCGTGAATGTCCGCAGCAACATGGTTGGATCCGGTAACCTGCACCTCAACGTTGCTGTTGGTGGCCCGTAGGATTCGACCTCCAAATGTTCCCGCAGTGGTATGGGTGGACAGAGTCTCATCCCAGACAGCGTCTGCTATTTCATTTACAGCATCGGATGCAAGAGCAGAAGCGGTAATGGCATCGGCTCCGAAACTGGAACTAGTGATCGCCCCGCTGGCAATCGTCGATGTACCTATAGCGTTGCTTGCGAATGTGCTGTTGCTGATCGCACCGGAGGCAAGCACCGAATTCGTAATGGCACCTGAGCCGAATGTGCTGGACGTAATCGAGCCGGCGGACAGACTGTAACCGGTCTTGTCGTTGTTCGTCCCCACGGTGACAGAACTGGTCAACGCCTTGTTGGTTTGCGCGGCAAGGGTAAACCTGCCAACACACGCGCCTACAACCGATACGGAGTCCACCGTACCTGTCGTGATGACCACCTCAAACTGATCCGTGTTGGAATAGAATGTGCCGTCTGAGGACGTTGTGATACGCACATGATTGAGACCTGTGCGAGAGTCAAAGTCTGCGGTCAAGGTAACGCCGGCGGTACTCTCTGTAGTGCTGTTTGCCTTGTAGACAGAGACCACAGGAGTCCCCGCAAGTGTAAACGGCGCACCGGTGCTAGGTCGGTATGTCGTGAACTTGAAGTCAATTGTGTCGCCTGCGGCGAAGTCTCCGATAAACTTGCTCATCGCACATACCCCACAAGCGGATTCGCTGCCAAACTGCCAGCGCTCGGGAACGATACAACCTCAATAATCAACTGCAACGATACGATCGAATCGGTTGTTGCAGTCCAAGATCCGGTCAAGGACGTCCTAGATACCCGATCGTAACTATAATCGTTGGTCTGGTCCCAGAGTACCGGCTTGTATGCGTTGGGAGCGTCGGAATTAGATCCCAGCGTCATAGTCACGGTTCCAGTCGTCGCTGACAAACCGATCGATGCGATGTATTCGGACCCGGCAGACAACGTCGCCGGACTGCTGAAGAAATACTCGGCAACGGCCCTGCCCGTGATGTTGTTTGTGTATGGCCCGAATGTGTCCTGCTGCAATGCCGTTGAGTTGTTGCCGCTCGACCAGTTGTAAACAGACACCACAATATTTGGCGTCGTCTGCGCGGTGGAGTCCGCAGTCACGCGGATGCCGGTCACTTTGTATGTCTGGCAGATCGAACTGGCGATCTTGAATCTGTTTCCAGCCTCCAGCACGGGAGTGCCAGCCCCACCGAGCGGGATCGAGGTGTCGGCTGTACCCATGCCTCCGATACAGTTTGGTGTACCGCTGTTGTCAATGATCGCGAACTGCTCGGTAAACCTGGTCGTTGATGGTGTGTAGGTCGTCGTGCCGGTGACAGTACCGTAGGCATACGGGATGAACGATGCATCGTTGTAGTTGGTATTGCCGCATACCAACGCCACGCTCGTGGTCGCGAACGTCGCCGCCGCGCGTACATCGATGACATACCGTGTACCGATTGTAATGTTGCCCGTGCTGGTGAACGTGATTTCGTTCCATGCATTGGCAGTCAGGGTGTTCGCCGCAATAGTCTGTTGGACAATAGCCGATCCGGTCGGCGATCCGTCTGTCGCCAGTGTTGCGTAAATTGAGACGATGACATCCGCGGAGCCGCTGATCGCTCCAAATCTCAAGGCGACCTTTTTGACCGTCATTGATTTCTCGGCGATGAAACCAATGCCCATCAACTGGTTGGCGGCGGCGATTACCAGCGTCACATCCGCAGGAGCCGCACCTGCGAGTGCCATTGACAACCTGGGCGGGAACAATGCCTGAAGCATCAGCGCTTGTCCTCAGTACCGAGCGTCTTGCGGACACGCATCAGCATCAACTCGACCGCTTCCATGCCCATGACACCCAGGAGGAACGCCAAGCCGGTGATCTTAGCCGGTTCCTCGGACCAACCGATAGCGTGAGCAGCCAGAGGAGTCAAGAAGGTTGAGCAGAATGTCCCTGTCACCGTACCGGCGGCCAAGGCGGGCCACCTGCGCTTCGGATCCGCAAGGAAACGAACAAGATGCCGTACCGCTCCACCGGCTGCGCCGGCGGCAACATTCATCGCAACTTGGGATTCATTCGGGGTCATACTAGAACTGCCTTACCGTGTAGTCTTTTGCAGACCGCGCCCGGTACAGGCCGGCCTTCGCCTCCGCGTCCCCCAGGTGCGTCTTGTATTGACGCCGGAAGATCTCCGAAGCATTGAACTCGCGTGCGATCTCGGCACGCTTGGCTAGTACGTTGTAGACCACGGCGTCGTGCGCCCACACCGGGAGAGGACACTCGTCCGAATCCGTAGGCGCCTGAGCCGTGCCGCCCGAATTGTAGACCCAGTACTCACCGGGTTGGCAGTAACCCTCGACCATCAGTCCGGCGGCACGGGTCACGCTGGGAGTCGGAGCCAGGAGGAGTTGATTGCCCCCGCGAAAGCCAACGTGGGTGGGAGGATCGGCTTGCTGGTCAAACCGGAACTGGTCGAAGTTGTCGTCATGGGAACGCATCACGCGCATCCGTTCCCAGTCTCCGGAGGAATTCTTGATGAACACCGCGACAGGACGGTAGGTATCGGGAGAGCAGTACGTCTGTGTACCGGCAGTCACATCCAGATACCGGATATCTTCATAGCAGTCTGTGAGACGGGCTACCTCGTTAGCCGCGTCCTTGATAAGGGAGTCAAGCGCAAACGGATCATCCCACCCGGTCGAGCCTGGTGACTCGGGGTAGTACATACGAACCCTGCGCTTGATCTCGCCTCTGGTCATGTGTTACTTCTTCTTCGGCTTTGCCTTGCCCGCTTCGGACATGGCGATGGCGATTGCTTGCTTGCGGGAGGTCACCTTCTTGCCCGAGGAGGACTTGAGTTCACCTTCCTTGTACTCGTGCATGACCTTGTGGACTTTGTCCTTTGGTCCGGCGGACTTCTTACCGTAATGCATCGGCATTGTAGTACTCCAAGAATCCGGGGGAGGATTGCTCCTCCCCCTTCATCTTCAGTCAGATTTTACTGCGGGTGCGAGTTAGAGATGTATGCGTTGTACGCTCCAGAAGCGAGAGTTCCACCACCCTTGACCATCGCCAAACGGATGTACTTCTTTTCAGTCACGATAGGAATCCACACAACATCACGGGAACGGACGGAGCCACCAGCAGTAATGGTCACAACCTGATCAGCACCAGACGTATGAGCAAAGTAGGTGCTGTCATCCGTTGAATGCTCAACAGAGAACGTAAGCGTGACGTCGGATCCAGAAGCAGAGCCGCTCGTCACCTCAACACGCGCCCACATGACAGACCCGCGAAGGGATCCGGTTTTGAGGTTGATACCGGTCGAGTTTGTGCTACCAGTTTTAGCACTTTCGTTCGCCAACTGGAGATTAGCATCGTAAGCCATATCAATTACTCCTTACTTGACCTTGATGCCAAAGATGCGGGCAACAGATCGAGGATTAGCCTGGAAGAGACCTGTGGCCCAGTCAACGACAACATTACGTCGCGTACCGACCGTCGGGTCAATTCCGAGATCCTTGACTGCAAGCGGTTCAAACTGCCATCCGGTGAAGGAGTCGGCGCCAAACTTGCAGACATACAGCGAAGAATAATCGCTGGATCCGTCTGCACCCGCTACAGTCTCGGTATCCGCAATGATTTTGTCGTTAGGCCCGTCGCCAGACTTGCGAGGCAACTGAAGCAAGCGAGCATTTCGATACGTCGTGATAACGCGATCAAAATTGTCCTTGGTCTGATCCAGGAGCGATCCACCACCCGCACGTTTTGCAGCGGTAGAAATGCGCCGGAACAGCGTGTCATTCACAAAAATGACGATGCCATTGCCTTCAGGGGATCCAACAAGATCCAATGCCTTGTCCAAGCCCTCAAAGAATTCTTCGGCGATAGCAGATGTCATGCTTGCCAAAGTGAAATCAAGGCCAGAACCGCCAGTCTTGGCGACATACGACATTTCAGTAGGGACATCGTATTCGGTTTGCCCGAGTGACCCAAGACGATATCGTATACCCGCAAACCAGTCGTCATCAACCGTAGGCACAGCGTTGATAAATTTATCCGAGAACGTGCGGATAAAAGATTCCTGCCACGCCATGAACTGAACGTCAATCGGATCCTGGATCGCGTTCTGTTCCATATCAAGGAACCGGTCAATCTGGAACTGGTTGGAGACGATGTACGCCTGCTCTTCAAAACGCTTCGGAACAGAGCGGACAACAGTCGGTTCGCCATTCAACTTACGGGTGCCGACAGTCGGCAGGCTTCCAGTAAGGAAGCGGACACCGTTGGCCTTCAGGCTCTTGGTGTTGGCAATCGGGAGAACATCGAGAACAGACACACCCTGATTGTAGAGTCCCATCGTGATCTTCTTGACCAGAGGATCGTTCGACATGGCGCCGTAATCGTAGAGTGTAAGGGCTTCACTAGATGCAGCCATTGGTTAACTCCTAAACGGTATCTTTGGACCCGGAGAGTATTTCGCGCCAAGGACGCGAGGCCTGCTGCCGCCATGCATCCAATGGATTCATGGGGCGCGTGGGCTGCGCGGACTGGTTGCTCGTACTCATCGGGGCCGGTGCGACATTTTGTTGACGAATAGCCTGAGACTTAGCAGCCATGCTGAACCGGTCCACCATCATGGCAACCTGTGCAGCGGCTTGCTGTGGAGGAAGGCCAGACTTGACCAACTCCATGACCATGTCGGGTGCCTGCTGTGCAGACGGGTTTGAAGCCATCGCGGCTGAAACCTGCTGCTGAACAAGCAAATCCCTGACCTGCGCCCGCTCCCGCTCGAACTGAAGGCGCTGGATCTCAAGGTCTCTCCGCATTTCTGCGGTGCCTTCATCCAGATAACCTTCCTCAACCTGCTGCTGGAAGTGACTCGCGATGCGCTCCTCTTCCAACCGCTGTTGTTCGGCGAAAGCCGCTTGACGCATCTCCTCAAGATTGCTGAATCCGAATTGCTGGAGGATTGACGCCTCCTGCTCCTTCATCTGCTTCAACTCTCGGAGTTGGTCATTGACCTCCTTGAACCTGTTGTATGGGATCGGCCCAGGCTCTGCTGCCTCTCCCGTTGGTTCTACGTCCGCACCGTCAAGGACTGTCGCGTCCTCCGTCGCCGGGTTCTCTGGTGCTTCCGCTGTTAGATCAGACTCCATGGCCGGCGAATCCATGGTCGTTATCGCCTCTTCGTCTGTCATCTTCCCCTCTTTTAGCCGGGGACTCCGGCACTATTATTCCGTGTATTGTCGTCACACGGTAGACGTTTTTTGCGGAGACTCAGGACGCAAGGCTTCAGCCAATGCCATCTTCTGCATCTCGCGCATATGTGTCGATTGGGCTACCTGCTCGTCTGCATCTCGCTCAATCTGATTCTTTGCCTCGTGCGACTCAATGCCCAATTGGGCCTTCATCGCTTCCATCTCAATCATTGCGGCAGGATCCTGTTGTTGCGATGCCATCATCTGCTGTTGCATCGCCATCATTTCCTGCTGCTGCATCTCGTTGTATTGCTGCTGCATGTCCAGCGCCTTCAGGATCTTGTCCGTTTCAGCGAGATCCATCAGTTGGACGGCAAGGCGAGCCGCATCGGGTGTCCCAGGTTGCCCGAGAATACCCATCTGGTAGAAGGTAAGGATCTTCTGGTTCTTTTCCTCCGGACCCTCGGCAAGAGTGGAACCTGGTGTATAGATGACCCTGTACTGCCCTCCCTCGCGCAGCGCACGCAATGACATTGGCTGTCCTGCCATTGGCGATTGCTGAGGCGAAGGCGAAAGAGACTGTACAGGCATGTCCGCCTGCATTGTGCCGGTCTCGTCACGCAATCCAAGCATGATGTCGAGGGGAGACTTCTCCGCGTACAACGCTACTTCCCACTCTGCAATCTTGACTGCAGACTTCTCAATGGACGCACGCAATGCGGCATGCTGGGTCTGGTCTGCCTGTTGGAGAAGCCGAATCGCTTCCGCAGGGGTTCCGGCAGGTGCCATACCCTGGGTGACATCGTGTACGCCGGCGATGTCCTGCATGTCACGCTCGATCTTTTGCAGGAATGCCAACTTGTCCTGTGAGATTCCTTGCGATCGGGAGAATATAGGCGGAGTACCTACGGTGTTGTCGTAATAGATTTTCTTGACGCCCCTACCCCTGATCTCGTCAAACGCATCGGCCTGGACAGCGGTTCCCTTGGCAATAGCCACAAAGTCAACCTGTTGCTCGGCCTGCTCCAGGGACGCAGATAAGATGCGATTGTATGTGTACTGCAAGGATATGAGTTCACCCGCAAGCGAACGTCCGTAGGGAGAGTCGGATCGAGACTGATACGAGAGCGGGACAAACGGGAAGTCATCGTTCTTCTGGTAAGGCCAAGGACCGTTGTACAGGACGACGCCGCCTGCCACGATGATGTACCGCCCCTTGGGAAATTTACTGGTAGGCTTCTCCCAATACTCTTTGCAAATAGCAGCATCCATGCCCTTGCCCATCCCTGGTGTCTGGACAGGCGATGCAAAGCCGATGCCGGAGTTCAGGTAGCGATTGACGTATCCGTTCACGGCATTCTGTCGCTTCGCATCCGGCTTGACCATCTTGCCTTTGTTGCCAAACTTGTCAACAAAGTAAGACAGGGGGCGGGTCTCCGCATGAATTAGCCAACGCACGTTTTCCCACTCGCGCGCAGTAGGATCCAAGAAAACAGAGAAGCACGGAATGATCTCTTCGCAGACATCACCTACAGGCGCTTGCTCAAACGTAACCCCACCGTCAAAATCAACGATAGGAACTGTGTTGACCTTGTTGTCGTCCCAGTAGATCTTCAGGAAGCACGTGCTGGATTTCAAAGCCCATGCGACACGCTCCTTTGTCTGGGTCACGCGATCGAACTTGCGCGCGCAGTGACCACGGATAGCCTCGGCTTCCTTTGCCGCCTGGACGTCCATCTCGTCGTCCGTCAGCGCCACAGCACGCACATCAGGGGCAGCAAGGGTCGTAGTTGACTCGACCTTCATCAAGAGCGGACGTACTTTGTTGGCGGTGAGATACCGATGACGCTCTTCCTCGTTGATAAGAGAAATGAGTTTGTCGGCTTCACGTGAGAGACCGACCCACTGGCGGCCTTCCTCAAATGCGACACCCAATGCCCAGTCAACCTCAAGGGGAGACCTGTGGTCGGATGCAATCTTGAACTGATCGTCAACGTAGTTGAGGATCTGCCATTCGGATTCAGTCGGTTCTTTCAACTCCTGCGGCTGCGGGTCGAGCGACAAATCCTGCATCGTAGTGTCTGATGCCGGCTTCTTGTTACCGAACGGAAGTCTCATCACAGGTGATCCTCATAGTCCATGCCACGCTTTTTCATCTGCATGATCTTGATCCAACGCGCAATCGGATCATGACCCAGGCGCATGCAATGCAGTTCCCACCAGCATAAAAGGAAAACCGTGGCTTGGAAGTATTCCATCAGACATGGTCCGCCTTGCTGGCTGATTTACGCAGATACTCTTCGGTTAGAGTTGCAAACCGTGGCATTACACGCTCAATTATAGCCTGAGACGCCTGTGTGCGTACGAGAGACATGTAGCGCAATGCGTCCAGCGCATGATCTTCGAGCGTCGTGTCCAAATCTTCAGGGTTCTTCTCATCCCTGATCATCAGCGGGATGGTTCTTATAAGGTTTGGACACCTTCCCCTAAATACAATCAAGTCGTCCGTATGCATAAGTTCCTTCAGGCGCGTCCAACCGACCATGCGGTTGTTGATCGCAGGTACGGCCCTTATGCCTTCACGCCAGAATGCTTCTATCGGATATTCGCCAATGCGTTTCGCAGGATCCTTTGGAGGGAACATAGCCGGATCAGCAGCCACCAGAATGTCCTGAGGATTCTTGATCCCAAATCGTCGGTAGCACTCCAGGATCTTCTGCGCCTGCTCTCGAGGCAGCATCCCTTCTCCGTAGGCTTCGTCAACGACAAGTAACTTGTTTGATTCATCAACTGCGCCGAGGACGAATGCGAACGGGTTTGCGGTTCCGAAGTCGAGTCCTCCGATAAACCGGAAATGCTCTGGTATGTCGTACGGGATGACGACATGCTTGTCTTCGTACCATTCATCGAAGAATCTACCTCCGACCTCCAGAAACTGAGCCTCGATCTCCTGTGAGAATGTACTTGCAGGAAGTTCGCGCCGCATGGCATCCACTTCCTCAGGTGGTATGTGAGGATTCGTCCAGGTTGGCATCTGCCATGACGCGTACTCAACATCGTAATTCGGGTTTTCCTTGTTGCCGCGGAACCACATCTCCCAGTAGTAATCGCGTCCACGCGGGGTAGACAGGAACCATGCGTCACCCTTGAAGTCAACAAGTGTCGGCCGGATAGCCATCTCCCATGCAGTTTGCAGGTGTCGAGCCTTGGCAGCCTCATCCAGCACAACGCGCATGTACTTGCGACCGCGGCATGCTTCCGGATCGGAGTCAAGGGACCAGAAGTCAATTATGCCGCCCGTGGACAGTTCTATCTTGTGCTGCTGCGCGTCACGCTTTACCGTGATCGGGCGCATCAGGCGGCAGATCTCGCGCCATACTTCGGACAGTGCCTTGTAGTCTGGGGCGAACCATGCTGTCGGATATCCGTCGAGAGCAGGCTCGATCACAAGCCATGAGCCAAGCGTTGTCTTGCCCCACCTGCGCCCACAATTTATGACGTTAAAACGTGAGTGTTCGCGCAGGACTTCCTTTTGGGCGCCATGAGGCGGAGGAAGATCAGGCCGCCACATTGTAGGGCGCCGATCAGAACCCGGCAGGTGTTCGCCGAGTTTACGTTTGATCCGTCTCGCTCGGGCTGCTAGTTGCAATTACTTCCGCCTCCAGAAAACTTTCCTCGTGGGCTTTGGGCTTTGATGCTTTTTTCCTGCCAGTGAGCATCTTGTGCGCATTTGCAGCAACACGGTTCGGATCCGCATTCAGTTCCGCGTTGATGATCTTCTTTTCCATGCGCCAGCGATCTTCGGCAAGTTTCTGCGTCTTGCGTTGCGCCACTGTCATGTAGGCATCGCTCTTGCGTTCCAGGAACCACCTTGCAGCGTCCGTGTTGCCATCGAGTGCGGCCTGTGTCAACGAGTTGAGGATCGCGCGTTCCTTCTCCACCATCGCAAGCCGGATCTGCTCGTCTATCTCTGGGACTGTACGCAGTGCGCGATATTCAATCATGTTCAGGCCTGCTGCAAGCAATGCCACCTCCAACCGGTTGCCTTCCCGCAATGCCCTGAGGAGCGTATGGTACTTCTGTTCTGAATCCATGACCTCAATTGGCGAAGCCCGGTCCTTGCGAACCGGGCTTGCTCCTTTCTTGTTTCAGATCGCAGACTGATCTATTGTTTCCACAATCTGCTTCTCAAATTCGACTGCCGCACTTCGGACCATGCCCAATGCCATTGTAGGCCCGAGACTCCGCCGGCAAGCAACTGTTTCAATATCGTTGATCAAGTCATGCTCCAGCAGGATGACTACGCTGTGTACGCCGTGTTCACGGGCTTCCTGGACCATCTTGCCGAAACGGACAAGATAATCGTCAAGGCTGTTCTCCTGTGTGTCCATCTTCAAATGCCTCTCGTATAAATGAATCCCGGTTCAATCTGACATCTTCCTGCAACAATCTCACCGGTCTGATGATCGTGCAGAGCAGCCATTCCGTGTACCGTACATTCTTTGCAGGTTTGTACAGTATGTCCACGGCACTCTGCCTGATGTCGGCTAGGTTTCGCGCATCGTTCCTGGCATCGCAGTAAGACCTGTAGATCTTCCGGACTCCTTCGATGCGGTAGTAACGCTTGCTCTCCATAAGCGCTCCTGTGCTGGACGGCAGGTGGATCACATGAATCCACCTGCCTCTGCCCGCGTGACCCAATTACCTTATCCCCAGTGAATTTAGATCACGCGGGCATTTCGCGTACGTCAGGCGAACGGGTCTTCGACGTCGTCGTCCTGCTTGACTACAGGCTTCGGCTTCGCCGGCATGGGCTTTACAGGAGCGTCCATGACAACTCCCTTTCGGCTTGCCGGACGCACCGACATGACCTTGTTGACAATCTTGTCGGTCTTGGTCTTGACCTCGTCAACCATGACCCTCCACTGAGACTCCATGAGTTGCTCAATGTCGAGTTCGGCGAACTCTTGGCGGGACAGCCGCCGACCGAACATCTGGTCGAACAGGATGGTGAGGTTGGCCTTCTCGTTCCCGTAGGCGCGTCCGGTGAATTTGGTAAACCGGAAAGCCTTGTCGTTCGAGTCAAACTGATCGATGGTCTCGAACTTCCAGATGTAGATCGGCTTCATGACCGTGGGGTCGTTGAAGTCCGGCTGCTCGGATGCCTCGATCTCAATCAACCGGCAGAGGTACGAACCCGGCTCGGCGACCTCGTACTCGGCAGAGGTGGAATCCTGAAAGGATCCGTTTCCAGAGAAAAATCCCATGCTTATATCCTTCGGGGCGCACGCCCCATTTGTGATTGTTTTTAGAACAGTTGCCCGTCGTCGTCCTTGGGCTTGAGCCAGTAGAGTGTGGATCCACGGTCTCCGGCACCTTTTATTACGGTGCCGTTTCGCACAAGGCTTTCCAAGGCAGCACCCACTTTGCTGTTGGACATCTTCACGTTGTCCTTGATCTGCGAAGTGGAGGCGGTGATCTCCTGCCGCAAGAACTTTACGACAGCATCCTCTGCCGCGTCAAGGGCTTTGTAAGAAATTTCTTGAGAATGTGCAGGACGCAGCACAACCGAAGTCCTGTCGTCACTGTCCTCAATCAGGAATTCGCACTGGATAGCGTCGTCTTCAGCCACAAGGCGAGACTTGGTGCAGACGATCTTGTGGACCCCGTCTGTCTTTTCGACGCTGTAGACCATGTCCGCGGCTGCCATGATGTCTCCGGCGCCGCGCGCACGGTCATGACCTACGCTGGAATCCCCCTGGCCGCCTTTCCTGTCGTGGTGGCATACGATCAGCGTGGCACCCAAGTCCATGATTTCGCGCATGTACGAGTACAGGCGCGCCATGTCCTTGTTGGATGCCTCGTCCATGCTGTGGATGCGCGTTAGCGAGTCCACAACAACCATTCTGATGCCGTACTTGCGGATCGTGGCACTGATCTGCTCCCTGTGCGCCTTGTTGTCCAGTTTGACGTTTTCCCTGTTGGCATACAAGAGATCGGAGTTTCGCGGTATGCCCAGTTTCTGTATCCTCGGCAGGACTCTAGCCACACCCATTTCTTCGTCAAGGTACATGACTGGAGTCGGCTCCACCTGATACCTTTGCAGCCACTTTCCTCCGACTAGGCATGCCCTGATCAGGTCGAGTACCACCCATGTCTTCCCGAATGCAGGCGGCGCCGTTATGTAGACCAGGCCGCCTGATGGTATGCCCCCTTCCAAGATCCAGCCTTGTGAGGCCGATTTGGCCGCTTCCTCCTCCATCCTTGGGATGTCGAGAAATGTGATCAGGCTTTGCTGCTGTATTGCGGTTTCCTGGTCACGCTCGTTGAATTCCACCCATAGGCGCGAGGCTTTTTCGGTCAGGGCGCGTGGATCGAGAGGCGGCTTGCAGTACCTCTCGTTCCACATGTGCAGGAGTCCGAGAGCGAAATCGTACTCCATGCCGGACTTCTTGAGATGGCCTATGAACGCGACAGATGCGGCGTCTCGCCCCTTTACGGCTGTGTTTCCGCCTTCCGGTATCTCCTGGAAGAGTTCATTGAGTCCGGTTCTCTTGACCGGACCACGATTCAGGGCGGAAGGGCCGCGTTTTTCAATTTCCCGCAGCCGGTTGGAGATATCAATAGGCATAGCCGTTCTCCACAAGCCAGTCGATCACAAAGTCAATCTCCCTGCTTGCGTAGGCAAGTTCCTCGTCGGTAAGCAGTTCTGTTGATTTTGTAATCCGTTCCATCTGCAGGACGACATAGAGATTGAGGTTGTTGACGTTGCGTCCACCTGGTGTGACTATCGGGAACGCCAGTTCGGGCAAAGCGTTGTTCTTGGCAGTCTGGTACAGGCGATTCTGAGCCGCGGCCTCCATCGCCAACTTGCGGAAGAACAAGTCCTCATCCGATCCGGAGACTATCGGACTGTGCATTGGCTCGTCTTCGAGCAGCGCGTGGAACGGTGTGTCAACCGGTTGCGGGTGTTCCGGCCTCTCCACCTTGACGACACGGCTGTTGCAGGACATCAGGATCACTGGCTTCGGATTCGCCCGGTCTTTCCAATTATGAGTCCCTGGGACTCGAAGGATGCGCGGCAGATCGTGCGTCGAGTCTGCTTTTCCGTTTGACTTGGACAACTGGATGTCCTGCACCACCGAGGAGAAGTTGTCCTGTCTCAACCTGCTGGACACATCCTCCACATCGGTTGTGTACCAATAGGCGTGCATTCCGCCGCCGGAGTGGACCACGATGTCGGCATCCTCGACAGCGGAGTCCATCTCCGTGGCAGTCATGTTCTTGCTGTCAAAATCCGCCCAGATTGTCGCGGCTTCCCGTATCGCGGATGCCTTGCCGTATCGTTCCTTGCGCGGAAGGACTCCGACGTAAACGTCGTAGCCTTCATCCGCCTTGTCCACAAGTGTGACGCAGAGATGGCGCAGCCTTTCACCGGATATCGGCAGTTCATGGAATGACTGCTCCCGCTTGGGTCCGTTGAAAGCCCGGATTTCCATGTATCCGGATGCGTACGGGGCAAAAAGATTGCGTAGAAAGACGCCGGCCTGCTTGGCCGGATCCGTGATTGTCATGCTCTTCCTCTCGGTGTCGTATGGTTAGGTTGTGGTTCGACGCGGGATGCGCCGTGTGCCGGTGCTGCCGAAACCGTTTTCTCCTCTTTCGGTTTCGTCCAGCGATTTGACCACAATCAGGTCTGCTTTCGCCACGGGGGCGAATACAATTTGTGCGATTCGTTCGCCTTTTTTCAAGATCAAGGACTTGGGGCCGTGCTTGAAGACAATGACTTTGACCTCTCCGCGGTAGTCGGAGTCAATTGTGCCAGGTGAGTTCAATACCGTGACGGCTTCTCGAGCAGCCAATCCAGACCTAGGGCGTATCTGCGCTTCGTAACCTTCCGGAATCTCAAGCGATATCCCCGTTGGGATGACTGTAACCTGATCAGGGAAGATGTATGCATCCTGGGCGCAGCAAAGATCCATGCCTGCAGCACCTGGTGTCGCGTAGATCGGCATCAGTTGCGGGTCATTGCAGACCATACGGACTTTTAGGTTTGGTTTCATTTCCTGTACCTTGCCGTCTTCTCGGCGATCTTGTCGGGTTGCTTGACGAACTGCTTGCCGGATTCGTTGCCCTTGGCCTTGGCGCGGTTGGTGGCGGCTTTCTCTGCGGGTGAGAGTGCGTCCCATGCCTTGTC